ATGGGAGAGGAACTTCATAAATACAAAATATATATAACCACTTTATTTACCACAATTGCATCTTTTGCTTTTTCATTCTCTGACAAAAAATTCCCTGAATATCTTTTTGCGCCTATCAGCCTTTTGTTAACATTAGGATTATGCCGATTAGCATCCTCTCGGCAGTTAGCGAAAGAGAAAAGGGAAGCAAAGGACATTTCTAATGATATTTTGGATAAAGCTACTAAAGTACAGGCAATCATAAACGCATCCCACTCCAAACAGGAACAAGATGAACATTTTGAAAAATCCAAAAGAGCCCTAGATGATATTTTAGCCTCACACATGGCTGATATTCAAAAACAATACAATGATAAAAAGGAAACAATTAAGAGACTAGAATCCCATAAGGCTCAATTAAATAACGAAATCTTTGATGCTGTCAAAGAAATCGATGAACAAATTAGTAGCCAAAAGACTTAACATAGAACATACTAACTTGAGGATTTTAATACTCTCACTAATGAAATTATAATTTCAGTTAGATGAAACACCCTATAAATTTATTATCAACCTTGAAATTCATAGCTTGTAATCTCGCTGGAATTTTTATTTTGAATGGTTATTGTTAGAAACAAGTAACGTTCGGCTCTCTAAATATTACGGAGAAAGCCCCGCATTAACGGGGCTTTCTCCGGTCACATCCAGCGGATTTGTTGCTGACCTGATTGCGTCGGGTGAGGTGGCGCTGGCACTACTTCACCTGGCGAAACGATAAAGCGCTCGACCGTCTCAGTAGTGACGAACGTGCAACTGCAGTTAATGTTTGTACACTGGTGATAACGCTCTTTTGTCGTGTCGGAAAAATAGCGGCTTGTGCGAGCGTGGGCGGCGTAATGGCATTTTGGACAGTGAAACATGGCGAGCACCTCAGAGCGTTTTTGATACATCATTTTTAACCATTAAAACCTTATATATCAAACATATAAAAATATTTTATTGTATCACCTCTTCGCTTTCGTACTCCACATCCGAAACCTTAACCTCAAGCTCTAAGCCTGTCGTGTAGCCGTTCCCGTTAAGGTTATGCACCACCCTGCTGATTATCCACGCCTGTTCGTCTATGACGCGCTTAAAGCCCTTGACCGCCACCGGCGTTTCAGGAAATAAATCCGCACGGCCAAACGCCAGCGAGATTGAAAACTCCGCGACACCGCGCTGTAGCTTGTCCCATTTTGCCTGCGCGGCGCGCATGGCCTGTGCCTTTGTCGCGTAGATGGTCGTGAGCTCCAGCACGTTGTCAGCCTCTCCGGCCATGTACTCACCCTCGCGGGCTTCCTGCTCTTTTTTGACTTTTACCTTTGCAGTGGTTTTGGTCGCTTTCGGGTGCTGCAGCGCGCGCAGGTGCTGTATCTTTGGCTTGCGTTTGAGCTTCACCTTTTGCTTTTGCGGTTTCGGGTCTTTGGTGTGCAGCCATTTTGCCGTTACGCCGGTGTAGGCTTCCCGGTCAGCAATCGCAAATTGATGACGGTCGCCGTCGCCGCGTTCGATCGTCAACTGCGGGATGGTCTTGCCGCTGGCCGTCCTGCCGCTCCCGGCTTTCAGTAGAAGAAGTTTTCCCGCTTTTACCGAAACCGCCGCACCGTTAAGGTCAGCCAGACGGGACAGAAACACCGCGTCGGATTCCTGGGTCTGGTCAATATGATGGACGGGGATCGCTTTCAGCGTATCGGCCACGCCGTCCTCAAGCTTATTGCGCGCTGCGATAGTCTCAACAATTACCCCGAGTGTGGTGTCGTGCCAAGACTGTTCCCGGCGTGAGTTCAGCGACCCGCGAAAATCAGCGCTGCGCCCCCGGATGGTCAGCGTATCTGGCGTGCCACGGTGCTCGATTTCATCTACCGTAAAGGTGCCTTTTTTTATCAGGGCGCTACTGGTGCGGATAAGGTTGCGGATCGCGCGTGCGATTTCCTGCAGCGAATTTAGATTACTCATGGGGAAAGAATGCCGCCAAGCAAGGCCAGCGGCAATCGTTCGGGGTTTTAAAGAGGATGAAACAACATATGATGGCTAAGATAAATTTATCCGCACGTTTTAATGCGTTAATGCGAATTGGTATTTAAACTCTTCTAACAACATTTGATTAAATGCTTCAACTCAATTCACTAATAACCATGTCCATTTCAATGATCAAAGGAGCCATTTTTTTCTGGCTTTCCAAGTCATTTTTCAATGCCAATTCCATTAATGTTTTTAGCAATTCCCCGCGTCTCGCAACAAGGCGTCCATGACGAGTTTCTATATTCTGAAGATCGTTAAGCTTAAGATCTTTAATTAATCTTGCGGCTTGTACTTCCCGACCAGAACCAACGATAGGAGAATAAACAGGACCTGGTGATTTTTTTATACAAGCTTGCATGTCATCAAAATATGGATGAGGCCATAGAAAAGGAGCTTCTGCGCGACTAAGGCGCGTAAGAGCAGCTCTCCCTTTATCAACTAGATCTTTAGTGCCTTTTTCAACATTGCAACCTTGACATGCGAGTATCAAATTTGAAGCGGTGAATGCGAACATTTTATATTTAGCTTTTGACTTATCTAAAAAATGCTCAATATGCTCATTAACATTTCGTCTTTCAGGAATGATAATTCTCTGACAATAAGGACATATATCTTTCTGCTCTACTCTCAGAAGTTCTCTTATCGCATCTTTAACAGGCTTGAGAGATTTATCAGACCACTCTATCTTACCTGATAAATAGCTTAAAATGTTAGCTTTATATTCCTTCCTTTTTAAGGCTGCCCGAGCAACCGGTTTCAGCATTGCCATATACTAAAATCCCAAAATTGTAGTAACTACTTCGGATAAAGGATCATCGGACTGCAGAGATAAATCATACTCTCTCAATTCTTTTTGATACCGAAGGAATTCTGGAGTATGTGATTCATTTTTAGCAATAAAATCCAAACATTTATTCACTATAATGTAAACATCTGGTGATCTTGCCGAATATAGATGAAACTGCTCCCGCAGAACCGTATCACTTGCTTGTCCATGAAGACTAGATCGCTGCCATGACTGACCTGATGGGAAGTCACAAATATATGTTCTCTCATTGCGCACACTACTTGCGATCAAAGGAGAATGTGTAGCAACCATTAATATAGAATTGGGGAATAGTTTCTCAGCTATAATAGAAAGATCGTTTACAATACTTAATTGCCACGATGGGTGAAGAGAGTTTTCTGGCTCATCATAAAAAAGAATACAACTTGGACAACCGCAATAAATCAAACCTAAGAGAGCTAATACATATTGCTTTTCACCTGAACTTAGCTCTGCCAATCCATACGCAACATCATTACGAAAAAAACTTACATCTGATAATAATATATCACCAGCCTTGAGGTGCTGAAGATATTTACCAATTAAATCTGAGCTGTTTGAATCATCAATAAGATTGACTTTGAGCTCAGAAGAAACTGAAGAAAAAACCTCTGCCTTCCGATTTTTTCCATAACGAAACTTGAATATTACTGAGCTCTCGAAATTCAAGCGTTGTAAAGCATTTAAGATCAACTCACTACTTGATACCGGAACCTGACCTCGATCAAAAATATTAATTAAAATATATTTACAAAGCATCCTGAAAGGTGCTGTATCTGATACCATGTTATTATTTACTTTATTACCGAGATAAATCACGGCTTCATTAGAAATGCTCTTCTTGTAAATCTCCGGTGGGTATTTATCATGCATAGTGCCCGACATGCAGATTATTTTATTTATGTCACCTCCTTTATCAATCTGCTTCTGGAAGTATTCACTGGTAGCATAAGAAAAAAACCTCGACTTGCCCGTTCCATTTTTACCAGTAACAAAATACACATTTCCATGCTGAACTGAAGCAAGAAGAACCTCAAATCTATATGCATCATTTTTTGCCATGAAATATCCTCGCCATTACCCAAATCAAAAGAAAAACCAAACAAGACCCTCTCTATATAACTCTCTTTTATCAGCTCAAAATCTACCCCTACAAAAAAAATTAGAAAATCATACTTCGTTAAATCACACGCTTTAACAAATACAACCTAACAAGCTCTAATAGTCTTGTACTAGGTTTTCTGTATAGGCTATGACTTACCCCTCACAACACCCCAACTTCCTTAATTTAAAATATCTGAATCACAATAAATAGCACCTTTTTTTTCTGTCATCCCCCCAGCTTAGGTAGGGGTGTAAACCTAAATTAAATAATTAGTTAGTATTTTCACAATCGATTCTTCATTTTCAATGTTGAATCCGAGTAACTGGCGTTCCGCGTATTGCACGGCAGAAGTGTTAAAGTTAGGCCGGTCTTTAAGCCCGTACTGGTAAATCTTCGCAATACGCTGCACTTTGCCGGTGAATTCCACCACCGCGCTGTTTCCGCTGCCAGTGGCTTTCATGTACCGACTCGAGCGGAGTTTCTGAAACATCGCCCGTTTAATCCGCCCAGTCTTAGCCCTCAGCGGCTGACGTTTTCGCGCCTTATATGGTGAGCCATCCGGGGCATTTTGCTGTTTGATGCGTTTCTGCTGAGCCGCTCTGAGTTGTTTCGCAATCTCACCTGCAAGCTTTCGACGCCCTGCGGGTGACAGAACAGCAAGCAGTCCGGCGAGCTGGTTATCAAAAGTTTTAAAGTCACTCATCCCATTTACTCACAAGTTCGCCGTTGATATAGAGCTCTTTCGGGCGCGTGACGGGCTCGGGCAGTGGCGGCTCCGGCGCATAGCTGACATGCAGCGCGGCGTTTTCCTCTTAAATGAGGGTGCGCTCGGTAAGCTGCAAGCTGATGCTGATATCGACACTGTCCTCGTCGTTCAAATCCATCTGGAAACGGTAGCCCTTTTTGCGACAGTCATCGAGCGTGCAGATATCCGGCTGGTTTTCCCTGAGCCATGCAGCCACCGGCACGAATATCAAATCGGGGTCGCCCACAAAGTCACACACGATCACATTCAGTGTGTAAATTTTCTCGTGGGACAGCGAGGCCGCGAGCCGCGCATCGATATTCCCCTCATCGGCAAAGATGCGCATCATTTCGGGGTTTGTTTTAACTGCGGGACAGCGTCAGTTAACGCCTTGCGCAGGCTGATTGCTTTCTTCATCGAGTTTATCCTGACAGTCTTTGACGGTTTCAATCTGCAGCGCGCAGGCCGCGAGCGCGTGCTCAAGCCTGCGGATATCTGCACTCAGGTCGCCATTAACGACCGGATCGCTTTCCGGCATCGGGCAATAACTCACCTTCGGGCAGGCGCTGTAAACAATGACCGGCGTAGGCGCAACCGGCGCGGGTGTGCAGCCTGCGCACAACATCAGGCAGCTTGACGCTATAACAGCGGCGTAACGTTTCATTCTCATTAATTAGCCTCGTAATGGTTTCTTCCCGTCGCACGGCCATTGCGCCGGCGGCGATTAACTCACCGCGTAATGTGACCTGCACGGTTTCGTTTTTCCTGGCAATTCCCTGCGAAACGGAAAGCTGGTTTTTCAGCATCCCGATCACGTTTTTCTGTTCAACTGCCACCTTGTTTGCCCGTTCAAAGGAGCGCATCAGGTTGCCGTTTTCATGACGCTGCCAGAGCACAACCGCCATCAGCGCGGCCAGTAAAAACAACATCACTTTCATTGAATACCCCTGATGCAGTAGGCACGCTCACGCGCGCGGCGATTTTCCAGCCCTTTATTGATTGAGCCATTCACATAAACCCAACGGGTGAGCTGGTCGCACGCCTGCCACCATTGATGACGCTTGATGTACGAGATCAGCGTTGAGCGGCAGGCCGCGTCGGTTCCCACGTTGAATGAGAAGCTGACCAGCGCGTCGTAAACGTGCTGCGGCATTTCCACCGGCGCACAGACCTCGAGACGTTTCTCGACGGTCATCACATCCGCGACAAGGTTCGCCGCCGCCTGACGCTCGGTGATTTCCCCTTTCGGGACGACGCCTGCAGTGTGACCGATGCCTGACGTCCACACTCCCGCGCTGCACTGGTAAGGCGTCAGGCGACAACCTTCGAGATCGGCAATCAGCGCCAGCCCCTCTGGCGAGGTGTTCAGCAGTCGAAAGTCAGGCATCAGCGCCGCCTGCGCCAGCACTGCGGCCACACTGCAACGTTTAACGATTGATTTCACGAATAGCCCCCTTATCGAGTCCGAGTGACGTCAGATAGAGATAGGTTTTGCGCTTAAACCAGTAGTTCGTCAGCGCGGTAAAAATGGCGCATCCGCCGCCCACGTAAAGCGCCATCTTTTCGGGTGAAATTGCCCCGAGATACGCCAGCGCAACGGCCAGCCAGTAAGCGATAAACGTGGTGATTTTTTCCATGCTCAGTCCCATAGATTCACCGTTTCGGTTCTGGCCGCGCTGTCGGTCTCGGGCAGCTCAATTGCCGTGCCGTGTGGCAGAATGACGCCGAGCTCAGACAGGCCGGGATTAGCGTCCAGCACGGTTTCGACTACGCCCTCAGTTCGCCCGTAATAACGGGCGCAAATCGCGTCGAGGGTGTCGCCCTGCAGCGCATATGCTTTCATCAGATTTGCCCCACAATACAGCGCGCTTTGTCCTGGATACGCGCCACTGACCAGCGCATATCCCGCCACATCTCATCGATAGTGCTGCCGATGCTGTCGGCCTTTTTGTCACCTTTGGCGGTCGCATCCACGCCGCGAAAGCGCTCATAGAGCGTGGCTGTCGTCATGGCACACACGGCGTTGAAGTAGTGGAAAACGCGCACGCTCTCGCCGTCGAGCAGGTCGGTCGGGACAACCCGTGCGCTTTCCAGATCACCAAGAGCCTGATAACGCAATATTGTGCTCAACGCCGGGCTGAAGGTATTAAGCCAACTACCATCAACCGCGACCTGATTACATTAGGTGGAATGTTTACTACCCTGATTGAGTCAGAAATGTATAACGGCGAGCATCCGTTTAGGGGGTTCAAAAAACTGAAAGAGCAGACTGCCGAAACGGGCTATCTCACTCTTGAGGAAATTGACGCCTTACTGGCAGCGCTATCAGGAGATAATCGTAAAATTGCCGTCTTGTGTCTGAGTACCGGGGCAAGATGGGGTGAGGCTGCAAGGCTGAAAGCGGAGAACGTGATTCATAACCGGGTGTCTTTCGTTAAGACGAAAACCAACACACCGCGCACGGTCCCGATCTCTGATGACGTTGCGGCTTACGTAGTCGGCAAAGCACGAGGCTTTCTGTTTCCTGAGGCCAGTTATGCTGAATTCAGGCGAATCCTTAAAGAAGTTAAGCCCGACTTACCGGCGGGGCAAGCAACACATGCTCTACGACACTCTTTCGCCACGCACTTTATGATT